TCGCTGCGCTCAAGATGTTCAAATACTATGTTTGTCTGAATCCTTTGAGCCAATGATTTCTATTTGGAACAGGCTATCACCTGTCATTTGAACCTCCTGTCGTTCTACATAGCCCCTGCTCTTTCCCTTTGTCTTTAGGTAGAAGATAGTTGCGCTAGTATTCCCGTCCTTAATCTGCTTATGCAGTTGGCTCTCAGCAAAGTCAATTGCTACATTTTGTAGGTCATCTATTTCTGCTTTAAATTTTGAGTCTGTATTGTAATACTCGTAATAGGTAGTGCGGCCAATACCCACCTTTTTACAGGCAGTAGTTACCACTCCAAGCGATTGTTCCATCGCTTCAACCATCGCCCTTTTTATCTGTTCGGTTTTGTTCGCCATTATTTCGGTGTCCAAGCGTTAGAGAACTCTTTGTCTTTAAAGATTTGGCTCTTGGGTATACCTGCTCTAAACAATAGGCGCACCACTTCATCCTTCTCCATCATTAGGCGTTCCATAATCTCTTCGCCCGTTAATCCGTTGTTTACCATATCAGTTACGATGTTTGACATCTCAAGCACTCCGTGTGTTCCTCGCGCTCTATTGTGTCGTATGGTAGCCATACGCTTTTGGTTATCATCTGTGGCCTTTAATATGACTACAGGTACTAAGCCATCTGTGAGTGCGAAGATCTCCTTGTGTCCAGAAACGGTCCATCTGTGGAACCCATCTACGATAGTACCATCAGCGTTGGCCACAATGGGTTGTGTCCAGCCATCTTCTAGGATAGATATTTTTAGAAGTTTCAGTTCGGGTGGTGCAACCTTATTTGGGTTGTAGTTATTAGGCTTTAATTCCTCTCGGTTCATCCAAGTGATTCGTGAGAGGGGCTGCTTTTGTAGTTTATCGTTTTCCATATTGCTTTAGTGCTTGTTCTAGGGTTATTCCTAATTTATCTCTTTGCTTTGTGGCTTCCGTGTTTAGATAGTTAGATTGGCGGCCTTTAAAGTCCCCGCGAATTGCTACGCGACAAAGCCACATCCAAGACACTCCAGATATGGTATGTGGTTGTGTTTCTTGAATGGTGTCATCTGTTTGCTTATAATGACTTCTTATGTACTTATTGATGGCTACCTTGACATCATTCTGGGCTACTGAATCGTATGAATCAATTACCACATTCAAATACTCCCTGTAGGACATATGTTCTGGCTTGTCCTTTGAATTAGAATAAAGGCTGGTATTTGCATACCGCCAAGCCGTAGCCACTCCCTGCACTCTGTACAACATCTTGTGCCACATTTCTGGGAAGCACTCGGAGTAAATCCACAGGCCGCGTAATGGCTCTTCTCCAAATGGAGGACATACCCGTTGGTGCAGGAAGTCTCCGTACATTTTGGTCTGGTTAAAAATGTCATAGGTAAGGTTGTAATCCCAGCCGAACTTATGCACCGCTAACCACACATCCTCGCTGGACCAATCGTAAATTGGGAAGCATCGGTACTGATTGTTTGAGGCTTCTGATTTAGAATTGATGAATGCATCATTCTTCTTCTTGGCGATGACTTGATACCTGCGAAGGCTCTCTTGAGTACGGATGCCTGTGAGCATAGCAACGCTACCTTCTGAACGAGAATAGAGATAAGGGCTAAACTCTTGAAACGCCATTCCTTTTTTAAAGTTGGGATGCTCCGTTATGGCTTCCTCTGGTAATGGGCGGACCCATACATCCTCCTTTTGACTATCCCAGCAGTACCAGAACGGCTCTTCGTTAGATGCAGCGTTCCTGTGCTTAAATTCTAGGCAGTACCACTTTAAATCTATATCATCAGAATTAGCCACTCTGCGGACATATTCTATTGTGGGTGGGTGTATGGCCTCCTCATCAAAGAACACGACCTCTAACGGCAACTTATTGCGCTCTCTAGCCACCTCTAGGGCTACATTCAGCACCGCAGTAGAGTCTTTACCTCCAGAGAATGACACAACCACCTTATCAAAGTTGTCAAAGATGTATCGGGTTCGGCTTAATGCCTCTTCGTATACATTAGTTTCTAGGTGCTGCTTCTTTCTAACCTTTCCAGCCATTAGTTATATCTGTTTTTTTAAAATACATATTAAACTTATTTTGTGCGGATTGAGTCAATCTTACTAGCACTAACGCCATTAACGATAGTTCGGTTAATCATCGGATGAATCTCATCCGTTGCCCCGAAGTCGCTATCTGGATGGAAGGCTATAACATCCATTCCCTCCTTTTCAAAGGTGCGGAAGGCGTGAGTGCCTGTCGGGTAGGTCTTGCCGTCTAGTCCTTTGTCAAACGATTTGCCGTCCCATTCTTTAATAATAAAAATCATTCCTTCAAACAGGGGCAGGTTTCCAAATGGGGTGATGCACTCTCCGTTGCCTCGCGCAACCATTCCAATTCGGTTAGTTGGGTGGGTGTGCTGGGTTTGGTCAATATTGGCTGGGAAATGCAAGTAATTAAAGCAAGGGTCTCCAAGTTTTACGGGCGCAATAAGCAAAGAGTCCGTGCAGCCATCAATGTACTTTAATCTACCTTCCTCTTCAATTGGCCCACCAAACATATTCATTGCGCGGTATCTGTTTTGCGGATATATGCCCTCCGTATGAAGCACTTCAATGACTACAATCTTACCCTTGCCTTCAATGAATGCCTGTCCCGCAAACGAGAAGTACATATTAGTGCAAATGTTATGCGTTAACCCATTGATGGTGATGTGTGTCTGGCCTTCGTAAATGAAACCATAGTAAGAGCAATCCTTACTTGGCGTTAAGCCCTGTCCATCTACAACATTATAGTACCTAATTGGGTACTCGTTATGCTTGGAATCATCAAACAATAAGCCCGTTGAGGCATTATCAAAATAAACGAAACTGCTATTCTCAATCATTGCTCTAGGAATTTATTTACGATTGCAATTAGGGCATCTTCTGTCTTGTCTAACCCGTGTTTTTCTTTCGCTTGATTTATGCCCTTAATCAAACGAAGTTTATTTTCGTGTAGCATAACGCATTCAAAGACAGAGTAGTCGTCATCTGAAGCCATTGGCTTATCATTCGGCTGCTCTCCTTGGTCTTCCGTTTTGAAGAAATCGTTATCCCCAAATCCAATAGTAACGCCCCAATCATCTAATGCGGTAGTGTCCCATTCATTTGCTAGTACATCCCAATCCCAATCACCGAAGGAGACATTATCCTTAATAATGAACTCATTCTTTTGTTGTTCAGACAGGTTTACGATCTTAATCACAGGCATTTCAGTTAGCCCTGCTTCTATGGAAGCCTTGAGGCGCATATTGCCTCCCAGCACAACCATATTCTCGTCTACAACGATTGGTCGTATGTTAAGCATCTCTGGAAACTCCTTGATGGACTGAACCAGTTTCTTAAACTTAAAATCCCGAATGATTCGGGGATTTGATTGATTAGGAACGATGTCCTTGATATTAACTATTTGACTATTCATCTGTTAAATAACTTTTTTTCGTGAATTTCTTGTAGCCACTCCTTATACAACTTGATGTCCCCGTATTGGAAGTGGCATTGCCGACACAGAGCCATTAGGTTTTCTAGCGTATCAGCCATTTTAGTGCCACCCATTCCCCTCGCTTCTATGTGGTGGATGTCTACTGCTTGTGAACCACAAACTTCGCAAGGGATAAAGTCCGTTGTATCGTACCCCATCCCCTGCAAGTAAATCTTTGTGTGTTTCTTCATAGGTGCATCTCATCTTTGCTTACAATGGATATTCCCCACCATAGCCACCCGAAAGATAAGCATTTATTGCAAAGTGAACTATCGTAGCAATAGGATATGTGTGGCAACACGTGTACGCTTCCAATATATTTAAATGTTTCAATAGTCATACTTTATATATTTTAATGTTTGAATTTAAATCGCTTCTGCTTAATTCCCTGCCATACTTGGCTGCTTCTATCTCGTGCTTGAATCCCATATTGATTCCTTCAAGCCAAGTGTTATCGCCAATCAGTTTATCGTATTCAACTATGTATGGCATAGCGTTATGGGACGGGTTGAATGTTAGCGTTGCGGAATGATACATTCCAATCGTTCTTCTTGACAAAGAGTAAAGCCTCTTCCATTGTCTCAAAGTCCTTCTCTCGTTGCTCCCATTTGGCAGCCCTCATTTTACTTTGGTCAAAGTAGGTGTAGTTGACTCGGTATTTCATTTCTCTTTGGTGTTAAATATTTCTTCAAAGTATTCTTCAGCAGTCCATCTTGATTCAACTGCTCCGTGTTGTGCATCACTAAAGGCGTTGCAGATGACTTCTTTCTCTTTATTGAGTT